TCACTGACACGCCTGCACCGCAGCGCGCAGCTGCACCTCGTAGCCCTTCCGCTGCTCCAGCTCGGCCAGCAGCGCGCGCACTTTGATCTGCAGGCTGTCGCCCTTCTGCAGCGAGGCAGTCGCCCAGGTTGGCACCTCCACCGCCGGCGCCAGGCAGGGGACCGGCACCGGAACTTCCACGCGCACCGTGCGCGGCTCAGGCTCGGCCTGGCCGGCGCATCCCGCCAGCGCGACCACCAACACCAGAAGCCACTTCATAAACCCAGCTCCTTGTCGATGACGGCCTCTGCCGCTGCGCACTGGTCGCCCTCGGCGCGCTCCTGCTGCAGCCGCTGGGCGGCGGCGTAGTGCTGGCCGGCCTGCTGCTGGGCATCGGCAACAGCCTGGGCCGCCTTCGCCTGCCGTTGCTCTGCCTGGTTGGCCAACTCGCCGAGCTTGGCGCCCTGCTCCTTGGTCAACTCCTCCAGATTGCCCCGAGCGGCCACGCACTGACCCTTCGCGTCATTGGCTGCGTCGAGCTGTGGCCGATAGTGCCCGGCCGCCAGCCACACACCGAGACCCGCACCGATGACGACCAGCAGAAGAGAGGCCAGCGCCATAAGGGACAACTTCCATCCCGCGCTCACGCCACCACCCCGCCCGCTGCGCGGTACTGCTGCACCAGGTCCTCGAGCTTGTGTTCACGCTGTCCATAGCCCGCACCGGGCAGGCTCGCCCAGATATTCGCGCACTTCGTGATGGCATCGCGCACCCGGCCCGCCTTGATGTCGTCCAGGGCGCTGCGCTCGCGTATCTGCTGGATTGCAACCCGGTCCTGGCTTTCCGGGCTGAAGTCTTTCAGCTGCAGCAGGTCGCGGTATGGCTTCCACCAGCGGAACAGCAGCTGATAGCGGCCCGCCGCAGTCGACTTCAGACCTTGATTGTTCACCGTCACCAAGATGTTCGGGTGGCCGGCGTAGTTGCTGAAGGTGTTCGGCGAGTCAATCCCGCCGACCACCACGTCATAGCCGTCATCCTTGGTGTAGCGGCTGGCCCGAGTGCCTTCCGACCAGGCCAACATGTCCAAAAAGGCGAGCACGTTCTTTCCGCCGGCAGCGGATGAGCTGATTCGCGGCATGGTCAGACTCCAGAAACGACAACGCCAGCTCTCTGGCTGGCGTTGGGGTAGATGCGCACGAGCTGCGCTTCGGTGATTGGCATCAGGTTTCCTCCCAACTGAGCACCCTCATGGTTGGCGCCAAGTTAGGAGCCGCGCTGTTCTCGACTCCAACAACGATCCCTACCTGGTCAGCGGTTAGGAAGTCCGTGCGGCCAACAGTATGAATAGCCATCCAGTTCTGACCGTCTTCGCTGATGCTGCAGACTCGGTTGACTCCATCATCAGCAATGCGCAGCCAATTGACCTTCTGCGGAAGCTTCAGCGTGGTGTAGTCGGAATTGAAGGACGTGCCAGAGTTGAATTTCGTTGCTCGCGCGGCAACGGTGGTGAGTCCGTCGTCAGTGGCGATGATGTCGAGGATGGCAAGGCGCCCCGATGCGCTGTCTCTGAAGCAAAGCCCATAACTCTGGAAGGCCTTCTGGGCCATGATGGCCTGCACGAAGACAGTGATTGTGTAAGGAGTCGAAGGCGCCGATCGAACGCGAGCAACAGCGTTTGCTCCGGACCCAGCCCCGCCGCCCTTCAGTACCTGGTCGAAATCACTTGATGTGATAGTTGATGTCCCTTGGTTGACCCACGACCAGCCGCTATTGGGCGGCGCGACCAGGCGATTCACGGGCCCCCATGGCAGCCAGGCGGTACCAGAATCGAAGACCAGGATGTTCTTGTCGGTCAGCAAAGAAACATTTCCAGCAGCACTTGCAGCTGGTAGAGACGCGGAATCTGTCTGTGTAATGGTTGACCCGCCACCGCCTCCACCTCCCCCGCTTGCCGAGATAGTGATGTCGTTGGTGTTCTGGGTGATGGTGACGTTTGACCCAGCAACGAGTCGACGGGCGACTACATTTCGGGAGCCATCTACGCCAACCAGAACCTGCGCTCCGCTGCCAGAGTTGCTGACGCCTGCAATCCCCTTCGGCTGCAGCACCCATGCAGAGCCGCTGAAGCGATAGAGATTTCCGTCCGTGGCGTCTTCCACTATCCACCCTGTTTCAGGAGTGCGAGCCTGCCAGCCGAGGCTCGTGCGATAGAGCGCCAGAGCGTTCGCAGCAGCTCCCGTCACTCCCACCCAGGCGGACGCCATGATGTAGAAGGCGCCATCAGCCGGCGAGCCAGGCGCGGCTGTCAGGGTCCGACTGATCACCGGCGTCTTGAGCAGAACATCGATCCAGGCCAAGGCCTCGTTCACATTAAGCGCATTGTCCTGGCCGTTCGCCGTCTCGATCAGTTTCGCGTGTGGGGTCGTCACAGAGTGACCTCCAATGGGTAGCCCCGCCCTACAGCAGCGGAGATCTGATAAATGCGGAAGGTGATGGCGCTCTGCGCTGAGCCGAAGTCAGCGACCTGATCAGTAGTTGGATATAGCCAAGCGCGCGATGTGAAACTGATGGTCCTCTTCACGGTTGCGCCAGATCCTGGGGCTGACATCACATCGGCCTGATATGCCTCCGACGCCTCTCCTACCGGAGCCTCGATGCCGTTGGTCCACCAACTACTGGACAGCCGGCTTCGGCGATGGAACGTCCCCGAGAAGTTGCCGGATGCATCGCGAGCACCCTTCGCCAGAACCGGACTCAATGGCTTCAGGTTGACTCCCCGGTAGGTGAAGTTCTGGCTTAGTGCAGAGTCGATGTCTGAGCCAGAGGTAACAGCCTTGTAGAGCAACTGGGTACCGATTGTTGCTTGTGCCATCCCAATAAAGGCGTTGTCCGGATCGTCCAGGAGGATGAAGTAGTCCCCGATCTGGTGAAGGCCTGTTGCCCACTCCGTACCCTTGTCGCCGCGCACCAGTCCGGTGACGATGTAGGAGCCATCTGCTTGTAGCGTTGCGGTCTGGAAGCGGACGATCTCCCAGCGCCCATCCATTCCGTAAGCCGCATAGTTCTGGCCAACCATCATCTGGGCGCGGGTGATGCTCTCCAGCGACCCTGCAATCAGCGATACCTGCAACTTGGATAGGTAGTCGATCAGGAACCCGCTATTTGCCGAAAGCGCATTTGAGGCGTACCCGATCGTCCCTTTCTCGATGTAAGCCTGCAGGTCCGTGTAGGTCTGGCCATTGTCGGCAGATCGAACAACCACCGCCCCTGGCCAGCCGTTGGTATACCCAGCAGCAGCACTGGAAATGCCAGGAGCGTTCTGCAGTGTTTCATCAACAACGGGGATGTCCATCGGAACCCAGAGGGTTTCTCCGCTTGATCCGATAGTCCCGCTGGGCGGAGTTGGACCAGTGCCGACTGCACGACTCGTATACAGCGGGGAGCTGTTCGGCTTGGCCTTGCAGGTCAGCCGGCCATCAGCCTCATACGTGATTTCGGTAAGGCGCAGCTCGAACGTGCCGAACTTGGCCTGCATCGTTACAACATCCGCTGGCTCAAGCGCCAAATACGTCGGCGGCAACGAGAAGCTGAAGTCATCGCGCTCAAGCCATCGGAGGAACAACAATTTCTCCGCCATCTGGGCGATTTCATCGTCATTCAGCACAAGCTGGACATCACGCTCCTCGACATTGACTGCCGAAGTACTCAGCCGCTCATAGGACTGCGTTGATGCGCCATATTCCCGCTCAGCACTGAGCGCACTGATCGTGACCTTCCGGGGAAGCTGAGTATCCATCTCGCGGCTATATGGCAGCGAATCATCCATATCGTCATTATTCACGGCAGCCAAGTCTTCCCAGGGGATAGTCCTCACCGATGACTGTCCGCGCGGCACCGCTTGCAGTTGGTAACCGTGAGGACGGAGGTCAAACGGATATGCCCCTTGCATCGACTCAATCCCAGATCGAATTGTTCCTCCCGGGATGCGCGCACCTCTTACCCTCTGCGTCAACGCAGATACATCAAGGTCAGCGGCAGTGATAAGCGCCGAAAGCTCACACTCGCGCACAACAATCTCGGAAAGCGGCACAGTCTGCACGGCGACGATATTCAGCGAATACCATTGGACCCTTGCAGTCTGGTCACTCGATAGATACCAAGCTCTGATGACCATAGAGCTAGAGAAGTAAACCGCAATCTCAGTAGCCGATGGCGCTGAAGGGAGTGAGATAACCAATTCCACTGTCGTCAAATCAAGGCTGATGCGATAAACCCTATTCAACGTGGTTCCGGTATAAAGCCATAGGTATCCATCGGATATGGCGGCGCGAGCATTCTCCTGAATATTGAAAGAGAACGCCTTGCTCGCTACCGCCGCTCCTGACGAATTGTATTCCGTGATGCCTGACGCGTTAATTGAATATACGTTCCCTGCACCAACAGCAACCGCATAGGAATCACTAACAACCTCTACAGGAGAAGACCCTTTCTTTCCGAAATAGAACCTGGAAGACGGCGTGCGTATGATTACCGCTGCCCATTCGCCAACTTGCTGATACTGGCCGCTTGGATATATCGGATCATTAGGGCCAAAAGAATCGCCATTAGCAAGGCTCGGGAAGATATCTCGGATATCCTTATAAAAAATCTGCTGATCGTTAGTTCCAGATGGGGGCACATCCAGTGACTGTATGTCGCTGATTAACTGCCGCGCCTCGAATCCCTGCGAGTTCAGACGGAAGGTATAACGATCCGCGTAGCTGTTTGGCGGATAGTCTCCTCCCCAGCCTGGACTCCAGAAATCAACGCGATCCGCAGAAATATAGGAGACCTTTGGCAGGAGCCCAGGGACAGGAACAGGGAGTGTTGCTTGGCGTATAACTCGCCGGTCCAGTTCTGCGATGGAAACAAGCTCAACCTTGAACTGCGCAGCCTGCAGGGTGTTTGAGTAGTTGGCGAGCGCGAAGTCATAGAAGGCGATGTAGGTATAGCCGCGGAAGGCTGGGGCGTTCCCAACCCCTACATCAGCCTCATAGCGGGGATCTGGCAGTTGGTCGTCCGTGCCGCGGTAGAGCTTCCAGCCCTTCGCCGCCTGGTTGCTCGCGATGATGGTTTCCAGATCATCGCTGCCAGCGTTGTAAATCAGCTTGTCGCCGCACCAGATGCGGCGCACGCCAGCTACCTCCCCCTGACAGAGCTTAAGGGCGAAGGTCGCGAAGTAGGTGTAGGTCTTGATTGTTGTCCCACCACCTCCCCCCTTCCCGCCGCTCTTCTTCTTTTTAACGACCTCCTTGAGGCGGTTATTCTCTAGCCAAACGATCTGGCTGCCGGTCGCCGGGAACGTTCCATAGCCGCGCGGGATGGTGCCGCCATACTCGCTTCCCTGCCAACGACGGTCGGAGAGCTTTCCATACTCCATCGTCATCTTCTGGCGCGAGGACATGCCGAGCAGCAGAGCACCAACGACCCCAACTCCAACAATGGCAGCGGCTGTTGTCATTACTCAGCTCCAGAAAAGCGGTACGCGCGCACGACGCGGGCGCGCCAGAGTTCGTCGATTCGGTGGTGGCAGACCTTGCCGTGCATTTCGCTGGCATGGATGACGCAGGGATATCCGCTGGACTCGCCGGCATGAATGGCGATGTGCTGCGGCGCGGAGGTCATCCGCATGACCAAGATGTCGCCCTTCCCTGCTTCACCAACAGGGATTGGTTTCAAGGCCGGCTGAGCATCCATCTGGCGCTCCATCTCGCCGTCATAGGGCGTGCGCGGGTAGCCGGTGGCGTCCTGGTGCGGAATCTCGAGCGACTGGCAGATAAAGACGTACAGCCCAGCGCAGTCGAGGGCCAGGCCAAGGACACGCCCCTGATGCCGGAAAGGCGTGCCGACGGCCTGGAGCGCGGTGGACACGATGTCGTCGCGAGTCATGCGCCCCTCCCTACCGCTCCCGACTGGGATGCTGTCGGCATATGGGGGTCTGCCCCATTGTTCTTGCCGTTCCCGTATTTGCCGACGCAGTCCTCCATCAGTCTTTTGCGGCAGCCAGGGATCATCACGTACTGATCGGTGGGCGCTATCGCATGCGGGAAAGGCTCGTGCGTCGTGATGACACCAGCCGAGGTCGACTGCTTGATCTGGATGGGCTTCAAGCCAAAATTGGCGCCGGTGATGAACATCACCTGACCGGCGGTGAACCAGTCATTTGCTTCGGTGCGCGAGGCATCGGTGAACGTGTACTGATTGGTTACGCCAGTAACTGTTCCGGATACCTTGTAGGTGTTTATGTTCGGCCCGTCTTGAGCAGAGCGTGGGCCGGTACAACGACTCATCGTTGAAGCAATGATCCGGCCATCCAGCGTCTGGTCGAACACCGTGTATGGACACTGCGGCGTGGAGACGGAACCGACCGACTGATTCAGCGCATCTTCAATGCTCATCAGCTCGGCCTTGTAAGAGTCATCAGATGAGGTGGTCTTGCCCAGAAGCATGGGCGGACCGAGCGGCTCTTCATCCTCTACTGGAGCCTTCCAAGAAGTCGCGAAGACGTAACACCGGGCGTTGTCGAAGACACCAGTCGCCAATTGCTCCCGGGTGATTCCATGATTCAGGATGCCAGTGAGGTCCACGCTCGATGGTGACATGCTGTCGGTGGCATCCATCCCACTGAACTCATATCCGGACTCCGTTGAGTAGGTTGCGCCATTGCTCATCACCAGGTCGGTCGGATAGGCAGCCAAGCGAACTACAGTGCCGTTCTCGGCCACGATTCGGGCGCAGTAAACCCTCGTCTTCCAGTCAGCGACGTGAAATTTCATAGAGCCTCAAAATGAAAAACCCGGCGCTAGTCCGGGTTGTTTGGTGGCGTGAAGATCAAGGGTTAAGCAGTTCTTCCAAGGTCAAACCTGAGGCTTGACCGATATCCATGCCGAGGGCCTGTACGTTGAACCTTGAGGAGAACACCACGGGGTAATCGAACTGGCAGCCACCGGTCACGATGTCTGTTCCAGCGTCCAACGGGCGCGTCTGGACGGTACCTCCAGAGATGTAATCGCCAAAGGTGCTGGAGTTGATCGCGACAGTGATTGACGTCGCCGACCTGGCGGTGACACGTGCGCGCCTTCCGTTGAGTTGGACGGTGCCCTGGATATCCTTGAAGACGACCGACTCCCCCACGACGAAGCTGTTCAGCGCAGAGATGACTGTGGATGAGCCTTTCGTTATTCCAGTTATGACACCGGTCTTGTTAGCCGCGAGGGTCACCCTCCCATTGGTGACGTCAACGGTGTAGCCGTTGGGGTAGTCGAGCTGAGCTACCGCTATTGCGACCGCTCCCTGCACCGGCTTGAAAATTGTCCGGCGCGGACGGCCTATGCTGGGAAGTGCTGGCTTGTCCGTGCCGTATTCCTTGACCAGCTGGTAAACGCCTGGGCTTACCACATCGAGGACAGAGTCGCGGGATGTGTATGCAGAAACGCCATCGAGCGCGGTGGTGAAGTCATCCCATGCCTGCACTCTGAAGCCGGCGTACCCACCCCAAGTCCTGTAGTAGAGGCTGGTGACCTGCAGTGCGAGGTCCTTGTCATCCTTGACGTATTCAATATCGAAAGTCCGCCAGGGCTTACCATTCTTCAGAGCAGCATAGCGGGCGCCGCTCGCCGTTCGTGTCACATCCAGGAAGAAGCCGTCCTCTGTCTCTGCACCAAGCCGGATGCAGGAATCCAAACGCTCTTCGATGAACTCACCCATCACTCATACCTCGGAGCGCCATTAACGATTCTGGAGATTCGCCGAGCGGCCTTGGCGTTGGCTTCGTTCTGGCTCTTGGCATCGGTGGTGGTCTGGTAAAAGTTGATGTCCCGAATTCCGCCACCGCGCCCAGAGCTCTTGGCCATGTCAGCACGTACTCGGTCCAGCGTGCTGTCCAGCTTCGCGCTGGTCTCAGCAGTCGTTACCCGTTCGCCCTTCTCCAGATTCCAGGTGCCGGAGACTGGAACCTTGTCGATACCATCGTGAGCCTGGCCAGCGAGCGAGATTGCTCCGACAGCCGCCGCCATCGGCTCGGTTACTGCCAAAGCAGCAGCCATGGCAGCAGGAGCAGCTGCGGGCCCGACGATAGGGATTGCTGCCGTAGAAGCAAACGCCGCAATGCCTGCCTGCAATGCAGTTGCTTGCGCATTCGCGGAAAGTGCCGTTGCGGCGCTAGCCTGGGTGGTTTTCCCGACCATCAACTGGACAGCCTGAGCTACCAACCACTGAGCCGCCATGTCCGCAATCGCTTTCACGATTGTCTCCCCGATCGTGGCGGCCAGGTTTCCCAGGGCATCGCCGAGCGACTCGGCACCTGTGAACACGTCATAGATGCTGTCGCTAAGCGCATCTGTAGCGCCGCCGAGGATGTTAGTTACCGCGTCGGCTGCGATCTGGTAGTGGTTCTCTGCGCTGTCGACGTAGTTCTGGAATGCGTCGTTGACGCCGGAAATCCAGTCAGCCTGAGCATCGTCGACCCGAGCGTAGTAGTCCTCTTGGATCTTCAGTCGCTCGTCGAGAGCCTGCTGAAGAATCGCGGTTTCCTTGTCGTACAGATCCTTACTGATGTCGCCGGTGTTCAGCTGCGTGGTCAGATCCGACAGCTTCTCATTGAAGCGCTGGCGGATTTCCAGCAGGCCCTGCAGGCGGGCGCGGTACTTGTCGCCTGCACCGGCGCCGGCCAGCTCCAGGTCGAAGCCGGCCGCAGCGGTCGAGTTTTCCTGTCCCAGCGAAGACCGGTAAGCGGCCGCCTTCGCGGCATCCTCATTCGCCTGCTTCAGCTTCTGCAGACGGTCGAGCTCGGTGGCCAGGCCGTTGAGGCGCTCCTGCTGCTGGGCGTTGATGCCCTTCAGCTTGCCCGACTCGATCTCGAACTGAAGCTTGGCGACCTCGGTGGCGTCCTTGCGCTTGTCCACCTCGGTATTGATCAGCGCGATCTGACGCTCGTAGCCGGTTTCGGCATCATCGAAGCGTTTCTGCAGGGCTTTGGCGGCCTGCTCGGCGGCCTTGGCCGCGGCCTGCTCTTCCTTGGTAACGGCTGTGAACGTGCCTGGCTTATTCCCCTCCGCGCGCAACCGAGCCAGCAAGTCACCAAGCTGAGAGATTCGACCGCTGGTCCCACCAGAACCGGCCTTGTCGATGGCCGTGAAGAAGTCGCCATATTTTTGCGCTGCTGCGTCGAGGTCTTCTCGGACGCCGGCGGCGGTCTGCTGGATGTTCTGGCGGTTTTTGTAAAGCAGATTTGCCAAGCCCACTGGGCCGGCCGCGAAGTCCATCCAGTCCGCATCCTTGAATCCTGCGGCGGCAGTGGCGGCTGCGCCGCCGATAGCCTTGCCCATCAGGTCGAAGGCGCCGACGGCACCAACGGCCGCCTTTGCCATCCACTTGATGGTTTCCACCACGAACTCGCCGACGGCTACAGTAGCGCTGCCCTCCTTGGAGACATCGAACAGCCCATCAGCGAAGTCAGCAAGTACCGGCAGAAGCTGTCCGGCGAGCTGATTCTTCAGCCCGGCCGCGCTCTGCTCGATGAGCCAGGTGGCGGCCTGTAGCTCATTGGCCGACTTGATGGTCTTCTCATCCATGATCGCGCCGGCCATTTCAGCGGCGTCACCGAGAGCAGTGAACCCCTCGGAGTTGTTCCGGAGCAGAGGCAGAAGAGCGGTGGCGTCACTGGCAATCGCCTCCATGTAGAAGGTCATGTCTGCCTGGCTGACGTTGGCCTTCTCCAGACTGCTGACATACAAGCCAAGAGCCTGCGGGCCAGACAGGTTTCGGAAATCCTCAGCGGTGACACCGACCTTCGGAGCGATCTGCGTGAAGAAGTCTGCCAGCGCTCCGCCACCGGTGTTGAGGAAGTCACCTACCTTGTCGTTCACGTCCTTGAAGATGTCAGCGAGCTTGTCCTGCTCGACGCCGACGAGCTTGGCGCCGGCGGCGTACTTTTGAAACTCCGTAGTGCCGGCGTTGGCCACGCTAGCGAGGTTGGTGATCTCGCCCGCAGACCTAACGGCGCCAACGGTCATGGCGGTCAGGGCTGTCGCTCCGGTGGCTATTGCGCCACCGATAGCAACGCCCACTGCCTTGGCAGACTTTTCCACCGACTTACGCCACTTCTCAGCGCTGCGCTCGGAGGCATCCATGCCGGACACGAAGCCACCAACCTTGGCGATGACATCAAGGGTAAGAGTGCCGAGGCTGCGTGCGGCCATGAAAAACTCCGGGCAATAAAAAACCCGCCGAAGCGGGTTTTGACGGAAAGAACTGTTACTTCAGTTTTGAGCAGTGCAGGTACATTTCATTGCCGAACTCGACTATCTCGCGCTCCTTCGATTTCTCTGAGTAGCGCCGATCTCGTTCATAAGCAGTAAGCACCATCTGCCTCATGAGTTCACTCGAATCGCCTGGCCTCTTATCGATCTGAGCCATGATCGTGTCGATCGGAACTCCGTTCTGACGATCCTTCATCACCTCGCGCGCGGTGCTTGCGACCTTGTCGCAAAGTTCATCGGCCTGGGAGCCTCCGGAAACGAACAAGGCGGCCGCCAGAATAGCCATGTAGCGCATGCTTCATCCTCCATGTGATAGGAGGGCTGAAACCTATCATAGGGGAACAATCAGTCCCAATTCTCCATCGCCCTCTCCAGGGAGATCGGCTTGTCGTCAGCCTCGTACGGCTGGAAGTCCGCGATCTTGAACCCGCCATTCTTGGTATGGGCGTTCGCATACATGCTGGCCAGAAGGGCGAAGCCGCGGTCCATTCGGCGCCCCGGGTGAAGCGTGCCGCGCTTCTTGCGGTACGCCACCCACTGCGAGAACTCCTGCAGGCTCATGCGCTCTTGCGCCTCTGCGATCGTCCTGCCACCCACTCCGTTGAGCACGAGCTCATGCCAGACCTCGTCTAGCTCTCCGAGGCTGGGCTCTTTCCCGGGGCGTTCACCTCCTGGATGGCCACCAGCAGCGCCACCGTGAGGTTCCCGTCGAGAGCACCGAGGCGTTTGGTGGACTCTGGGTCCTTCGCCAGCGCTTCCGGGTCGAGGGGGCCGTGGGTGATGTCCAGAACCGAGAAGATCGGATTGCCATCCTGGTCGCAGATGCTGGCGGCAATCCGCCCGGCAACACCGTCGACCTTGCCGGTATGGGCCAGGACGTCGGAGACGGCGGTGCGGTAACCCAGCGGGCGCACAAAGACCGTGGCCTTGAACTCGTCCTTGGAGTCCTTCTGCTTCCAGGTGATTTCCTTCTCGACCGGAGCGCCGGTGAAGGCGCCCATTTTCGTGAGACTGGAGAGACTGAGCTGCATGAGTTAGACCTTCCTAATCCAGTAGCCGCGGCCAGAGCGCTGGACGGTGAAGTTGGTGGCCACCACCGCATTGCTCTGAAAGTCGAAGGGGAAGTCCGAGACGTAACCGCGGAAGCGGTACCAGGTGCGGTCGGCAGGCAAGTTGAATCCGCCATCACTAGCGATGGTTGGCAGCGAAGTAGGCTCACCGCTCGCGTCGAGCGGGCCATCAGACCAGCCGATGACCATGTCCATCTCAACCTGGTCGAATTCAGGGTCTTCCGCGAACTGCCAGAACCGGTAATGGCTATCGTTCTCCGGATCAGCGTTCAGGGTGCCAGTCGCCTGCCCTGGAGTGCGCAGGCCTTTCTTGTAAGTCCGCGCCCGCGCCTTCAGGCAGGTATCTTCGATCTGGTCGGACGGGTTGCCACCAGGGTTGAACGCAGTAATGCAATCGATTTCCAGAACGCCGGGGCCGTTGCTGTCGAGGTTAGGATCGATCACGAAGAATTGCGATCCTTGGGCCAGAATGGACATTGGAGTCTCCTGTTGCGGGTTTCTTGAGGCACAAAAAAACCCGCGAGATGCGGGTCGTTACTTAGGGCGGCGGGCTAGCGGTTCACCCACCAGTCAACGTCAAAGCTGATGCGATACAGGCCTGTTGGCTCGTCCCTATCATCACCACCCCAACGGGTAATCGTGGCGCGCAGCTCGATCGCGTTGCGGATCGCTGTCGCGACGGCGCGGGCCTGGGCGGCCGTCTCCGCGTAGACGTCCACCTGCATGCTGAAAGAATCGATGTCAGGGCGGTGGGCCAGGTAGTTCTCGGGCGCACCGCCGTAGGTCTGCCAGGTCGCGTAAGGACGTGGCGGTTTGTCTGGAGCCTCAGCGAACAGGTAAAGCCTGGTGGGCTTCGCGCCGAGCAAGGCGACCACGCCGGAGTCCTGCGAGCAGACCTTGAAAATCGGTGCGTACATCAGCTGCTCCTGGCTGCCTTTTTCTGGGCGCGCTTGATGGCGCGGTCGATAGCCTTCTCGTACTCAGAGACGAAGGTGCTGGTCATCTCGGCGATGTTGTCGGCCAGCGCGCTGCGCATGAACGGCGAGGCCTTCATCTTCGAGGTACCAAATTCCCAGAGGCGCCAGTGCGGAGTCGGCGCGTTCTTCTGCTTATCGACGCTGTCCCCCTTGGCCGGTAAAACCGCCCCATGGAGCACCCCGATGCGGAAGCCCAGGTCTCCGGACTGTTTGAATAGCCGACCGTTCCATCGCAGGGCGATGTTGTCGGAGATGCTCCTGCCGGTACCTGGGTCGTCGATCTTCTCGGCGCCGGCCTTGGCTGCATTGAGCGCCACCATGGCGGCCTTGCGCAGGGCGGCACGACCACCCTTGCGGCGAATGTCGAAGCTCAGCCCATCCAGCTTGCCCAGCAGGGACTCCAAGCCGGTGATGCTGAACTCCGCGCCATCAGCCACGGGAAACCACCTCTACGGCGCCGCGCAGACGGCGGGCGTAGGGAATGTCTTTTCCCTTCGCGAGCCGTATCGGCGCCGGGCAAAACCACACAACACCGCCTCGGGCATCAGCCCACACGACGTTGTCGATTCGGTTGCCATTCACGAACACGTCGCGCTGGCCCAGTCCGTCGCCTGGAGTGTGGATGTGGTCAACCATGGAACCTCCGGAAAGCGAAGCTGGTGATGCCCTCACGGCCGATGGCCGATTCTTCCTGGTTGATCTCGACACAGCCGAAGCCGAGGCGCGCGAACCAGCTGATGAGGCCGTTCTGCGTCCAGTACCAGAGGTGCTCGCCGGGCTTGAAGTGCTTGCTCGCCAGGCAGTCGGCCTGGTCCTGGTAGATCGGCATCGAGACGAACACCCAGTCAACCACCTGGGCCAGGAGCTCCTCCGGATTCGGGATGTGCTCGAGGCTGTCCCAGCAGGTGATCGCTGGGATTCTGCTGGCGTAGGGGTCCAGATAGTTGCCGTTCTCCCTGAGCCAGCGCACCGCATCAGCGTTCACGTCGTAGCCGAAGGCACCAGACTCCTCAAGGAAGCGACCGCCGCCGATTCCAATATCGACCAGGTCGCCGTCGTGGTGGCGGCGCACCATGCGCACGCGGGCCTTCGTCAGAGCCTCCCCCATCGGGGTCGCATCCATCGCCTGGTACTTCTCGAAGTAGGGGCCGGAGTAGTCCATCGGCTTGCGCGGGTGGTACCCCATGCCCAGCTCATCCGACCACAGCAGGCAGTCGGTCAGCCCAGGCGGCAAGGCGGGCGTCATAGTCCGAGATCCTCTTGTCGCAGTTGTGTTCTTTCTGGGTGCAGCGACAGAACTTGTCGGGCACCACGAATTGGATTCGCGAGGTGTCCATCACCTTGGAGGTGATGAGCTCCGGCGCGTTGTAGCCGCCTTGGCCGCCACAGATGATCAGGGCAGGCACCTTGGCCGCGATCGCAGCCGGTAGAAGCCAGCCGATTCCGCCGATCACTGCCGCCGCCCCCTGCACGAGGGCCAGCAACTGGTCGACCGGCAGCTCACCGCGGTGGAACTGCAGGTCGGCGGCAGGCAGCGGGTCGAGCGCCCATTCCCGGCCTTCGACCAGGTCGGCGACCGAGACCACCTTGAAGCCGCGCCGGCGCATCTCATCCGCGGCCTGGGCGATGTACTCGGGCAGCGGGTTACGGGTGTCAGCGCGCCACTCGGAGCGGACCGTCGCCGGTCGAACCACCACGTAGCGGCCATCGACTGGGGATGGTCCGAAGTCGGGAAGGTCCATCTCCCCGGGGCGAAGGGCGAAGCTGCGCATCATTCCCGGGAAGATGCCCTCGCGGCCGTAGCCGACCTGAACCACAGTGCCGCGCGGGCGGCGCTGCCAGGTACTCCTCGGCTGCCGGCAGATGTTCTTCATCTGCGTGCGGAGCCTGGTCACAGGCAGGATCAGGTTGATGTCGGGAATGTCCTGGTAGAGCTCGGGCCAGGGAGTCTCCAGCCACACGCCGCGCGGTAGCTGCTTGATGAATGCCCGCTGGTAGATGTTGTCGCCCAGCCCCTTCATGCCGTTGATGATCATCATCGACCGTCGGTGACTCCTGTCGCGCAGCGCAGGCGCCATTCCTTGCGCCCAGTGGCATCCGTGTCGGCGCCGGTTATGGTGAATTGCTGGCCCTGCCAGAGAACCCGCCAGGACATGTCCAGATCCGGGAACCAACGCAGGTTGATCCGCGCGTCGGTCTCGTTCTGCTTGGTGTTGGCGGCCATGAACTCCCGACCGGCGCCGGTGAGCACCTCAGCCGGGACGTCCATCAGCAGCGTGCCGTCGGACTGCGAGGCGTCCACCCAGACCAGCAGCACGTCCCCCGACTCCGAGTCCTGCTGCTGCTCCTGCGCCTGGAAGGTGATCCGGTGCCGCAAGCGATTGGTCAGCACCTCACACCCCCAGTCCGATGCGGTATGGCATCAGCTTGACCTCGGCCAGCTCGCGCAGCTTCTTCGCCTCATCGACCGTCGCCTCGTAGTCGGCCTTTACCAGCGCCACCACCGCGGTGAAGACACTGGGCGCCACCAGGTCCTCACTGGACGGGACATCCTCGCTGCTCGGTGAGCAGGGGTTGTCCAGCGGCAGGGTCGGCAACTGCGTGCGACCGCAGAAGCGCACAGCCTCATCCTCGGCGCTGTCGATCAGCCGCTGGATCAGGGCATCGTCGACGCTGTGGATAACGCGCAGGGCCTGCTTCACGTCCTGAAGGTTGATGACGCTCACGAGAGAACCTCTTCGAGGGTGCGCCGCGGGAAGGCCTGCAGGGCCGTCTCTCGACTGCAATTGATGACTTCGAGGCCTGCGAGATGCGCGGCCAGTTGCCGGAACTGCGCCGGCCACTTGTCCACGCTGCCGGCATTACCCAGGGCGGCCGGGTGGTCGCCGTGCCAGTGCGCGCGCCCACCGGTCTTCTGGCAGTCGTAGCCCAGCAGGATGATCCGCCGCGCGCCCCAAAAAGCCGCCAGCGAGGCAGCTCCGGCGCCGCTGTTCTGGAACTGCTGGAACCGCACCTTCTTCACGCCCTTGAAGGTCAAAGGCGCGTAGCGCTCACCGCCGAAGGCGCCGGCGGCTTCCTCGCCGTGGACCTGCCACCAGGCCGCGTCCATCGCATACAGGACGTCAGCCCAGGGGCAGAGCCGGAAGGTGGTGTTGGTGACGATTACTCCGCGGCCGGCTTCTTCTTCGCGCCACGCCCGGACTGTCTCGCAGTCGTCTGCGGTGAGACTGGGGCCACTTGCGATGCAGACGACTTCTCGCCAGCGGCTGGTTCGGGGTCCGACTGGTTCTCGTCGTAGGTGACGAGGCCCTTTTTCTTGAGCGCTTCGGCGTGCTGCCGGCTGACGTCGAACTCTTCGCCCAGCTTGCGCCGGGCGTCGTGATCGAAACCTGCAGTTGCTGTTACCAGGACCATCACTGTTCCTCGAAGGAAAGCGGGGCCGAAGCCCCGCCAGTTGATCAGGACACCGGCAGGCCGTCGAAGTCGCCCTTCACGAAGGCTTCGTCGCGGTAGACGGTGAGGCCAACGCGCTCTTCGCAGAGGATGGTGACCATGTTCTTCACGAAGTTGTCGCGGTCGGACGTGGAGACCGTGATGTTCGCGTCTTCACGATCCCAGCCCTGGGCGCCCTGCTGGAAGGAGCCCACCAGGAAGTCACCGATGTCCATGGACTGGGTGGCCACTACCGGACGCGACCACAGGCCCGGAACAGCCATGCCAGTCGGGGTTGCGAAGACATAGCCGTAGTTGCGGTCCTTGGTCAGCTCGATGCTGGTCCAGTCGACCGGGTTGAGCACGATGCCGTCCGCTTCCAGCTCGGCCAGGGTGACCTGCAGCAGCGCGATGCGCAGACGGTCGATCGCAGTTTCACCTTCCACGGTCACGCCCGGGTTCGCGTAGGTGGTGGCCTGGGTGTAGATGCCGTTCAGGTTCAGGCCAACGCCGGACCCCTTGAGCAGCTGCTGCTCTTCCTTCAGCTTCAGGCCATAGAACAGGCGGCCGTCGATGTAGCTCTGCAGCATCGCCACGTCAGCCAGCACCTGCTTGGAGGCGCGAATCCAGTGAGCAATGGTGGCCACTGGTGCCGAGTCGAGCTCGAACTTGATGTCAGATTCCGGCTTCGGGTTCTGCGGGTTCTCCGAGACCGGAGCGGCGTTGTTGGTGAAGCCGGTCTCACGCACGTACTCGATCGAGGGCGAGGTGGTGCGGCCCCAGTTCAGCAGGTCACGCAGGAACAGACGCTGCTGGAGCGGCTGCACCATGCCGACGCGCTGCGGCTCGATGTTCGCACCTGCCGAGCCCGGCAGGCTGGTGATGGCTGCACGGACCGGGACGGTCAAGCTGTAGTTGCCGCTGGCCTGGGCTTGGGCGGCGAATGCGCCGAAGCGCTCGTCGTTGGTGAAGGTCTCGCCAGCGGACTCCGGGCGATCATCGCCGCGGCTGCCGCCATCGAGCTTCACGATTTGCTGCTCGGCCGCTTGCAGGCGGGCGTTCAGTTCACCCTGTGAGGTGAGCAGCTTGTCGACCGATGCCTTGGTCTCTTCAGAAAGCGCGACGTGGGCCTTGATGTTCTTCTCGGCAGCCTCGGCGTGCTTACGCAGGTCATCGCCGACGGTCTTCAGGTCAGCCTGAACCTGGCGATACTCGCGCTCGATGTCGGTGTCTTCGCCCGCGCGACCGAACTGCGCGTGAGCGGCGCGGCGCGGGTAGCTGGCCGGCTCCACGAACATGGAACCGAAGGCTACGACGGTGAGGCTGGCAAGGGCGCTACCAGCCATTACCGCGTTGGTCATGGGAGTGACGAGGCCGACCGCCAGAGGGATCAGCATCGCAACAGCGATCACCGTCAGGATCAGCGGTGCAGAGAGTTTGAATCGTTTCATGAGTGTCTCCTTAGGAGCTCGTGGGGAACGTGAGGCGCGGCAGGGGATCGACCTGCAGCTGAGTGGCCTTGCGGCCTTTATCGGTGGCGTCACGCTCACCGCGACCAGCCGAGTCGCTCAGGCTGGCTTTGAATTCAGAGATCAGGCGCATGGCCTCAGATCGGGGCATGCCAGAGGCGCGCAGCGCGTTCTCGACGCGGCGCACGGCCTTGGCAGTGGGCTTCTCATTGCCGGCGGAGACCTCGTCGGAATCGAGCAGCGAATCGGCGAAGCCCTGCTCCACAGCCTTGCTGCCGCCAATCCAGGTCTCGCCGTCCATCATCGTGGCGACGGTCTTGGCATCGAGGCCGGTGCGGGCCATGTAGACGTCAGCCATGGCCGCGTCGAATGGCTCCAGGTAGTCGGCGAACTCGCGGAAGTCGTGCCGGTTGCCGGCTGCCCAGGTCCAGGCGTTGTGGATCATCAGGAAGCCGGCGCGGGCCACCTGCACCTCGTCGCCGGCCATCGCGATGATGGAGGCTGCCGAAGCCGCCATGCCGAGCACCTTGATGGTCACGTTGCCAGGGTGCTCGCGGAGCAGGTTGTAGATCGCCAGCCCCTCGAACATGTCGCCGCCTGGGCTGTTGATGTTCACCACCACATCGTTTTCGCCGATAGCGCGCAGTGCGCCGGCGATCCGCTTGGCGGTGACGCCCTCGCCGCTCCAGAAGTCCTGACCGATGATGTCGAGGATGCTGATGGTGTTGTCTTGCTCAGTGGCAGCCTGTATCGCCGGGTTCCAGCGCTCCATGGCGCGGGCCGACAAGTCGAAGCGCAGGCCAGCCGCCGGCGCGCCCACGCGCGCGGCGGGCAGTGCTCGAATGGACATGGGATTTCCTCTGGATCAGTTGCCGGCGGGGGTCTTGCCAAGCTGGTCGATGGGGATGAGCGCGGTCTGCACGGTGAGTACGTCAGCGTTCCCGCCCTTCAGGGGCAGGTTCTCCTTCGCGCGAGCTTCATCGCGAGTCATCATCCCGTTGTTCACCATGGTCGACAGGAAGGAAGCGCGGCCGGCGCTGTCAGCGCGTAGCACTCCTTCAATGCTGTGCTCGGCGTAGACCGTCTTCTGATCAACCGGCGACAGCAGGTCCTTGCAGATGGACTGCGCGATCCGAGTCAGCCAAGGCAGAATCGTGAAGGTCATGAAGCCGATCATCTGTTGCTCGAGGCCCGTCCCCCAGGTAGTAGACTTCTCCGACTGGCCAACCATGAAAGGCTGAACGCGGAACCACCTGCAGACTTCCTCCACACTGAACGCACGGGACTCCAGAAGTTGGGCATCCTTCGGGTTGATGCCGATGGTCTTGGCATCCATGCCGCCCTCAAGCAGCGGCGACTTGCCAGCGTTGATGGCGCCACTGACCTCGGCCAGGCTCTCGCGGAACTCGGCGCGCTGCTCCTTGTTGAGCACGCGCTGCATGGTGAAGGCAACAGTCGGCGCCAGGCCCTTCTCGAAGGTGCTATTGGCGGCATTGCTGGCCGCTAGAGCTGAGCCGAACACTTGGCTGCCGTACTCAATGGCCGACAAACCCCAGTCGCCATCCGTGGTGAACCCTGGAATTCGGAAAATCGACGATTCAGGGATAACGCGCTGCTTCCCGTTGCGTTCCGTGAAGCGGTAGATCCGGTTTCCCGCGGAGTCCCTGTTGATTGCCAGGCGCGATGGAGGCAAGAACACCAGGGCGACCAGGCGGCCACCGAGGAATTTCTTCTCCGCGAATCCGTTCCCTCGCAGCAGCATGGACACAACCATCGCCTCCCAGAAGACCGACGCCGTTGAGTCTGCGTTCGGGCTGGAGTGGATGATGCTGTACAGCGGGTGATTTGGCAGCGGATTGCGGCCGGTGCTCGTCTTCTCGTAAAGGCCCAGCGGCAGGGTCGAGATTGTTTCGGCAATCAGCCGAGTGCACGACCAGACTGCTGACAGCTTGAGGACGGAGCACTCGTTGACCTGCTGGCCGGCTACGCTGGTGCCTAATTGGTTCCAGAAGGTCTCGTCCGTCAGGCCGACCGGGACACCCAGCCAGCCCAGCACGGCAGCCTTAATCCGGCTCGGCTTCTTCGTCTTGGGCTTCATACGATGATCGGTGCCTTCAGGAAGTCGTTGAAATCGCCCTCATCGCAAGCCGAGGGGTTGAGCGCCATGAGCGTGGTCGCGTCGAAGGTCGCCATCAGCGGGTCGATCTTGGCGGTACCGCTGACCTGCTTGTTGATCGCAATGGCGTTGCCGACCGGCACAGTCCTCGCGTTGCCTACGCACCAGGCCATCAGGCGCTGGCCACCATGAATGAACTCGCCGCCAGCGACCTTTCGCTCCGTGGTCTTTATCGCGCCGTTGAGCTTCCAGCCCTGGCTGATGCCCACGATGTCATCGAGGGTGAATCCACGCTGCTCGGTGGTCAGCTCGTCGACGATGTCGCCGATGCCGGCGTTGTCTACGCCAATCGAGCTCTTTTCAGGGAAAAGGCCCGCATCCTTCACACGGCAGAGAATGTCGGCCAAGTCGAATACGTCGTCCCCCGGCAAATCGACAATGGTCAGGTCGCCGTCAGCCTGGAACTCAAGGAGTTGGGTGGCGATCTCCTTGCGGCGCTCAAGCACAATCCTGTGTGCCCAGGCATGAGCCCAGTGCAGCCAGCGGCGCGTGCCCTTCTCGCGGCCCACCAGCGACAACCCCAGGAGGTCATCGAGGCCACCGCCGTCGATACCGGCGACAACAACTTCTGATCGACGGATCAATTCGTCCAGGGTCAGCGTTCTATCGGCCCCAGCATCCCAATGGTCCGCACCTGCCCATCGGTTTTCGCGCAGGTTCATCCCGATCTGGATGTTGAGGTGCTTGGCCAGAAACTTCCGCAGCTCACCCTCTTCGCCGCGAAGGCGCTGCGCCAGGTTGTCCTCAAGCCATTCTCGGCTTACCGAACGCCCCACATTGGGGTTGGTAATATGGAAGTTCTCAGGCTTCAGATAGGCCTTGGCCTGGATCATCGGCGCTGGGAATTCGTAGATGATCCCCAGCGACTTCTGGTCCTTCACCTCGCCGTCGCGTACAGACCGGAAATATTCCAGCTTGCTCGCGAATACACCCGCCGGCGGCTCGTCGCTCTGCGTCGAGAGGTAGATCACAAAGCCTTCTGGCCGCGAAATCTGACCGCCGGTGGCTTCCATCAGCATGGCGTCTGCGCTGGAGCGCTTGCCAAAGACCCAGAGCTCGTCCACCAGGATCTTGCCCGACTTCTTTCCGGACACCGTGTCGGTATCCGCCGCGACGACCTTCAGGCTCGCCCGGGATATGCGGTGGGTGATAGTGCGAGTGTGCTCCTGCACATGAAACAGCGCGGTCAGCTCAGTATCCGCACGCACCATGCCGGCGGCAGGGTTGAACGAGTTATCAGCTACTTCCTTGGTGGGCGCGAGGATCAGGTGCTCTTCGTTCTCCCGCCAACACAGAATGACGGCCGTCAGCATGATCCCCGCGGCAATCGTCGACTTCGCGTTTTTCTTGCTGATCAGCAGGAAGAACTGGCGAATCAGTTGGCGCCCCGTCTCGGCATCGTAGGCACCGAAGATCGCAGCGACGAAGTCAAAGACCCACTCTTCGCAGCACTCGCCGAAGGTCTGGTAACGCTCGCGCTCGAGGGCCTCATCCCAGATCTTCGGGATATCCACCACACACAGCTGCTTGAAAATCGTCAGTGCCTGCTCGGCCTGGTCTTCGAAGATGGGTGGAGGAATCAGGCTTTTCCCGGACAGCAGCCGGTCTGCCCAGTCAGGGCATGCAGTGCTCCAGTCCATCTCACTTCACCAGCTTCATTTGCGGCGAGGGAGGCGCAGCCGGAGCAAAACGCCCTTTCACCACATGACCTGCTTCCTGCTGTTTCTGATCCTTCTTGCCGCCCTCGCCGAGCTTCTGGTGCTCGAACGGCAGCAGGGCGACAGCCGCCTGAATGCGGGTCTTCGCATCGAGGCGCCGATCGTTCATCGCTTGCTTGAGCAGGTCCTTCGGGTCGTCGTAGAACTCATCGCCCAGGCTGACGCCGGCCGGCGGAGCATCGCGGCCACTTCCTGGAACAGTCTCGGATTCGATGCTCTTCAGCCTGGCCAGGTGGGCCAGCACGTTCGGGTGCTTCTCCAGGCGCGAACCAGCTTGAGACGCGCTCTTCTCCGGGCAGCCGGCGGAGATTGCCGATTCTCTGATCGACAGGCCCTCCATCCGCGCCTCAGCGAATTTGCGTTGCTGTTCAGTTAACGCCATGGCTTAACAGAATCCGTTAAAGGGGGAATTTTCTGCGCGTGAGAGGGGGCGAGGTTTCCTGTGCAACGACTTCTCAGACTTTTGCCCCACCCCTCCCCTCCAGCAGCTTGATTTTTTTAGGCCAGCGCCCTCTCCGTATCGCGATTTTTTCGAGAGCAAGTTTTGCGCTATCGCGATTTTTTCGGGGACATGTTCTGCGCTCAAGGGGCTTTGACGTGCCACAACCTCGCCAGTCGGGGAACTGACGTGCTTCAGACTAACGCCTCATCGCTCCGCGTCTTGCGATCGTGGCAGTTGCCCGGCCCACAGCAGAGGATCTGACAGTTCTCCTCCGTGTCCGCCCCGCCCAAGTAGAGCGGGACCTTGTGGTCCAGTTCGAAGCCACTCGGGTAGGCCACCATCGCGCCGCACTCAGCGCAGTGAGGAGACGCCAACCACAAGCGATGGCGCCGACGCTGCAGCCTGCTGCCTGTCATGCGGCGCTCCCTGGCGTTGGCCGTGGCCTTCAGCTTTGAGCCGACCTGCTGCAGCTTGGGCTTCAGGGTCTGGACCTTAGCCACGGCCGGGACCAGACAAGGGCGGCAGCTTGATAGGCTTACCGGACAGATCACGCTGGATCACCACGTCAGTGTTCAGCTCATGTTCCGGCTCATACGCCATTGCCTCGACCAGTGCGACCAGCAGCCGGTTGGTGTTGCGCTGCTCGGCAAGCAGATCGCTCAGCAGTGGGCGCAGGTCTTGCTCGATGTGCGCATCCGCTCCGCCGGTCAGCAGCAGGGCATTCATGCCCAAGCGCCCAGCCTCGCGGTCAATTGCCTTTGTGAACGCCTCGGTCTGCTCCTTGGTCAGGAGACGATCCAGCCTCACCACCAGCAGAGGCTTTTCGTTTTCGCAGGGTTGCTCGCTCATACATCATCCTCAGGTTTGCCAGGATGTAGGCCCTGGTCTCCTCGCAGCGCTTGCAGGCCATTACTCGCCAGTGCTCACGAAAGCCTGATGTGGAGAGCGCATATCGGTCACTTCGACCACTCGGCGCGGAAGCACAGGCACCAAGCGGGTATCGATCACTTTCCCATTTGCTGGATTGACCAGGTTCTCGCGGATGGCCGGCACTTGAGTGCGCTTGCCATCAATGGTCACCGTAACGCGGCCTTGCTGGCTGTCGCTCATGGCTTGTCCCCCTGCCCGCTCGGCAGTTTGAAGTTGGCGTACCGGTCAGCCAGCACCCTGACCTTCTCGACGCCAAGGAAGCCAACCCATCCACCAACGAAGGTGGACAGCGACTGAGGCAGGCCGAAGAACTCCAGGCCACTGATCAAGGTCAAGGTGAGGCATCCGCAGATGGCACCTTCGAGGACAGCCTGCCGGCGCGTACCGCCGCCGTAGATGATCCGGATGGCCGCCATCACGAACGAGAGACCGGCTGCGTACAGCACCGGGGCATGTTGAATCAGCCAGGCGGACACAAACGCCCAGGTCTCCGGTTTGTCGGGCATGTTGGGCATCTCGATATCCCCTCGGCGGGGCTCAATGGGGAAAACCCAGCACAACGGCTGAGCAAAAAGGAAAGCCCCTCATGCGAGGGGCTTTCGGTGCCTGGGCAGAGCTCCCAGGCAGGGCGCACAGCACGTGCTCGGTTGGTGAGTCCCGTTAACGGACTCTTAACATCGTGACGACTTTTTACCCCCCGATTTGCGTAACGAAAAGCCCTGGTTTTCGGTTAGTTCGCTTCGGCGCCGGTCGGCACCTGACCGGCGCCCATCGGCGCCATATGCCCCGACGAACGGTCATTAACATTCTTGCCGATCAGCTCAACGCCGCGCGCCCTGTGGGCACTCTTGGCTTGCTCCAGAGAAGTCTTCCGCAGGCGATCCCCACCACGCATCGACTCCTTCGCCCGCGCCTTTCCTCTCCGCTGCCTGACGCGCAGTTCAGCACCCACCAGGTGGTGCAGCCGATCAAGACTCCGGTAGTAGGCAGAGCGCCCGGCAGATCCAAATCCCAGGCCGAGGTGGCGCACCTGCGCATCGAGAGTCAGATCGCTCGCATGGAGATAGCGGATCGAGGCCAGCGCAATCAACGCTGCTCCACCCTCGGAACGCTCCACGCAACCCAATGCGGCCTCAACTTCGCTGGCGAGGAAATCCGGCCCGGCACCGGCCAACAGCACCCGCGCTCCATACACACCGCCTCGCGGCGCACAGCCGCCGTACTCCATGATCGTGGCCATCGTACTGGGCAGGCCGCCCGCACTCCCCGCCTTGCGCACCTGCTCCCCCCAATGGCGCATCACTGCCTCGACTGCATCGATCATGGCTGAACCCCGCTCTGCACGATGAAAACCCGTTGTGACACGTGGTGACTGATGGTGGTGACGCTGAAACCCGCTCCTGTCGTGGCTGTCACTACTGTCACAACCGTCACAACGTAAAGAATGAACACAGGATGCGCGTGCGCGCACAGGCGCGCGCGTATATGCGTGAGGAATCCCGTTGTGACGGTTGTGACGGTTGTGACACGCCTGATTTCAAAGGAATTTTCCTGACCCTGGCTGTGACGGCGAGATGTGACGGCAGTGACGCTCATGCTGCAGCCCTCGACTCGTCGGCCGCCGGGCGCATATAGGGGCGAATGCGTATCCCGTTCACCCTCTTCTGATTGAGCTTTGTCCAGCCCAGCCGGCAGAGGATGGCCGCCACGCGGTTCTGCTCTGGCTTGTTCATCTTGCCGATCTCGATGCGCAGAGCATGCCGGAGCAACTCCATCACCGTGACCTCGTTGATCCGCCCCTGGTGTCCGCTCGGGTAGTGCAAGTGTGGCGCCTTGCCTTCCAGGTACTCGAGCACCACCTCCTCCCAGGCGTCTTCCATGTAGCGCGCATCCTGCTCCTCCTTGGCCAGGTCCTTCGGGTAGGCCCACCACTGGAATCCCGTCTGATAGAGGTGCAGAGCTTCCGCCCACAGCTGCGGACGCCAATGGCGCACATACCCCACGTCTGCCTGGCGGCAGAGCACCGGAAGGAATCGTCGCGCCCCGGTGGGGTCGCCCAAGTAGGCATCAGCGTTCGTCGTGCCAATGAAGATGCACTGCCGGGGGTGGCTGCTGCCGTGGCGGTCATAGGGCGCCCGGTACTTGTCGTCGCGCCGGGTAATGGCCATCTTCACCTGGTTGATATCGGCCTTGGAGAAAGACTGCATCTCGCCGATCTCCACCACCCAGTTACCCTGCATCGTGACGTAGAAATCCTTGTTTACCGGCGGCTCGCTGGTTTCCAAGTACCACTCACTACCGAACAGCTCGGCCACGCACGTCGACTTGCCCAGGCCCTGGCCGCCTTCCAGCACCACCATCTCGTCAACCTTGCAGCCAGGTCGCAGAACCCGCGCGATCGCCGACACCAGCAGCGACTGCCCGATGTGCTCGGTATAGGCGTTTGCATCCGCCCCGAAGACCGTCTGCATCAGCGCCGGCAACCGGGCTTCGCCGTCCCACGGCTGCAGCACGTTGAGGAACTCCTTCACCGGGTGATAGCGGTTGTCCCACGCCACCATGCGCACCGCCTCGTCCGCGATGGAACTGCTTCGCAGCCGCAGCCCCCAGACCATCTGCAACCAGACCAGCGTCTTGCTCGCATCTACGTCCTGCCATGGGCCTCGCGCACCATCCGGCACCGGCGGCGACTTCACCTTCTCGATGCGATCCGCGAATTCGTTGTACGCCAGCACCCCTTTCCACTCGGGCGCGTTGGCGAGGATCAGGAAGGCGTTCGCCAACTCCGGCAGCAGGCCGCCGTTGTCGTTTCGGCGCAGCAACTTGGTCCAACCCTCCTCTACCCCATGCTCCGGCTCGCGCCCCGCCTCGTAGTCAATTTCATCGCCAGCCGCAGGCGGAACATGGGGTACAACGGCCGAGTCCGCCGCTGCCGCCAGCTGCTCGCGAACCAGCTCCAGGCCCTGGGCAACATGCAGGTCATTCCAGTCGGCGCCAGGCTTTCCGGCCGGGAAGACAGCAACGCCGCGGCAACTCTTCGCCGCGGTCTCGGCCTTGACCCTTCCCGGGTTTCCCGTAACGGTGGGGTCATCATCCCCGGCGATCACCAGGCAGGCATCCGGCGCCAACTGTCGTAGCGCTGCCGCGACGCCGGGCAGGTTCCCGGAGTCGATAGCCATTGCCACCGGCCAACCGGTGGCTTCATGCACGCTGGCCGCCGTCGCGTAGCCTTCCGCCTCAGCCACGCACTGCGCCCCGGCCAAGTCTCCCAGCAGGTGGAACAGCCCAGCCTTGCGGCCGTACTTCGGGAACAGCTTCTTGCCCTGGTCGTTGATCAGCTGCAGCGAATGCAGCGTGAAATCAGCATCGCGCAACGGAATGACCAGGTCACCGCGGCGCATCACCAGCATTGAGAGATGGTCGGGGCGCGGCTTCGGCAAGTTCGCGAGGTACTGCTGCGCATCTGCGCCAACCCAGAGCTGGCAGCGCTCGGCCTGGTCGTCGATCTCCAGCACCACCGTGTGCCGCAGGAAGGCAACGCCATGAGCGCCGACCTGCTTGCGCTGCAGGTACGGGCTGTTGCCGGCCGACTGGCAGTGCTCCATCAGAATGCACCCGCAAGCTGCGGCTACCTGCTGCCGCATCACCAGCAGCCGCGCCTCGTCCGCTTCCAGCTCGGCCTGGCGCCGCTGCCGGCGCTCTTCCTGCTGCTGGGCAAACCGCCGCCTGTCCTCGCGCGACAGCTCCTTCTTCTCCGGTTCCCAGCCGTTGTCCCGAGCCATCTTGACCACGGTACCGAAGCCGGTCCCCGACTTACGGAAGGAACGCCAGACCGTCTTGGCATCGGCCGCCTTGTAGCCGGTTCCCGACTGACTCCAGTGGTCCCAGGCATCGAAGCCTTCTTCACCGAACTCGGCCTTTACGCCCATCCCCACCGCTACCCAGGCTTCCCGGCTATCTGCGGAGAGGTACTGCAACAGCGTCCAGAGATCGCTGACACTCAGCTCCAGCTTGTCAGCCACGGCGCTTCTCCAGCAGGGTCTGACAATCGATGCAGAGTTCACACCCGGGCACAGCCAGACGCCGCGCCGAAGGAATCTCGGCGCCGCAGTCGTCGCAATGAGTTGCGCTGACGGTGTATGCCGGCGCCGGGCGCTTACGGGCGGCCAAGATGCCCTGCAGGCGGTTCTCTTCCTGCTCGTTGGCCATATCCAGCAGGTCAGTCATGGCCCTTCTCCTCCAGGCGTTTTTCCATCGCCTGACGAGCACCGGCCATGATGCCGAGGATCGCGCGAATGACGTTAGCGCCGTGATACTCCAGGTCCGCGACTTCGTGCGGCTCCCAGACGCTGTCGGAGGCGCCGTTGTGCAAGCTGCCCACGAACTTGCCTTCACGCTGGAGCAGATCACCAACAGCTTTCAGAGCCTCACCGGTGGCCTCGACCGGAACCGGCCGGTACCAGACAGCACCTACCGGACGCATCAGGGCATCCAGAAGACGATCGTCATTGGTGAGGCGGATGAGGTCCTCGAGCTCGTCGGGATTCAGCCAGCGCCGTTCCTCATCGAGCTTGAGCTTCTTCTGGAGATCCTCGTAGGACAGGACCATGTCGTGGGCAAGGGAGGTGAGACCGCCCTTGTAATCGCGGCCAGCGCGATAGAGTGCTTCACGGAGGCTGAACACCGGACCGGCGTTCGGCAGTAGGTCTTTGCGGCTCATAACCGTAAATGCTCCCTTTACGGTGTAGCCATCGAGCTGGGCACGCCCTACTCTATGACCACGACCGATGCATGTGCTGTGTCGTCGTAAGCCAGCCAAGGGGGTCAGAGCCCTTGTCTAGCAACCCGCCGGCGCGGGAGGTCAGAGTCCCGCGCCGGCATCTTCAAGCCGCTCGTGCCGGCCGCTGCTTGCGACCGATCTCCCGCAGCTCGTAAGCCTTGTACGTTCCGTCTGCCATCTGCCGCACCCAGATCGAACGCCCCGAGCTCAGCATCTGCGATACCGAGCCCTGCGTTACACCGATCAGCGCCGCAACTTCGGCCTGCCCGCGACCAGCCGCGAAGGTTTGAAACGGAACTCCAATGTCAGTCATTGAGGTGATCCTCAGGTGAAGCCGTGTCTCAAAATATTAGTCAGGGAAATATATCTTCGCAAGCAAAATATTCGCGGGGCGATTTTGAGATTATTGGCATGCCTAATATGATGGATCACATGAGCAGCCAATTACCCACATACGTCAAAGAAGAGGCCGCAAGGCTGAAGGCCATTTACCTTCAGCTGAAGGCTGAAACAAAAGGCAGGCTGACCCAGGCCGTGCTTGCCGAGGAGTGCGGCTGGTCATCGCAGGGAACAGTCAGCCAGTTCCTGAATGGAACTCTTGAGCTGAACCTGGAGGCTCTCCTCAAATTCGCAGCGGCCCTACACTTCGAGCCTCACGTTGTGAGTCCTCGGCTAGCGCCTTTGTACCAAGCCGTCAGTAAGGGCTCTACGCCTCAATCGGATACCGTAATCGGACCAGCAGGGAGGCTGTTGCCAGTGATCGGCTACGTACAAGCCGGAGCATTCTGCGAGGCTGTGGACATTTTTCAGCCAGGAGATGCCGACGAGTGGGTTGAGGCAGGCGGCCCCGCCGGTCCTCACGCCTTTATCGTGCGAGTAGAAGGGATCAGCATGACTCCCGACTTTTTCCCAGGTGATAAGGTAGTTGTTGACCCAGACCAAGAGAGCAAGCACAACGACTTTGTTCTCGCAAAGCGGACCAGCGATCAGCATGTGACCCTCAAACGACTGCAGATTGAAGGCGGAGACGCCTATCTCCTTGCGTCCAACCCATCCTGGCCTGACCGAATCATCCGCATGACCGAGGAATGGACGATCTGCGGAAGAATCCGAAGGAAGATTGTCGACTTCTAATCTGAGCCCGCTGCTGCGGGCTTTTTTACGCCCGCAACGAGCAGTTGAGCGAATATTTATTAGCCCAGCTATTGACCATTAATATCTGCTGGGCTAATTTTTACCTCGTACCCATCTCTGACCCCTGGAGTACGAGCAATGCAAACGGCACAGCACGCCAATAAAGCCCCCTGCCTGGTGCTCCTGCACCCGGCAGCGGCCACCAGCCGAGCAGCAGTCGAAGCCATCCAGGCCAAGACCGGGCTGCTGGTGATCGTTACCACCTCCCGTTGCGCCCGCCTGGCCAAGCCGAACCATTCCGATGAAACGGACCTCGGCCCCTGGGGAGGTGCCGCATGACTGCCTATCTCCTGTCCCCCATCGCAGACACAGCACTGCGTAGCCTGGTTTCCACTGGCGGAAGTTCTTCAATCGAACTGATCCGGCCAGCCTCAAGCATCCATGCCGCTGTTGAAGTAGAGATAGCCGGATCCAGGACGGAAGCAGCGGTCATCATGCGCGACACGACCAACCGCCTGACCCTCAAGACCGACGATGGCGCCAATGAGCAGCGTCTGGTGGAATTCGTAGAGTCAATCGCCAACGGCACTCTGGACACCGCCTGCGCGCCCGCAAAGCCTGCCTTTAATGATCGTACCTTGCTCCCCTGCTGGAAATGCAAAGGTCCAGCAATCGGCTTCGACTACTGCGCACCAGGGCCTGGCACGCACTTCCTGCACGGCGCCAAGTGCCGGCACAACGAGTGCCAAACGATCACAGGTTGCGCCAGTGAACAAGCTGCCGCTGACCACTGGAACGCCATCCAATCAGGCGCTTCCGACGACCATTCCAGCGAAACCGCCGACATGGTCAACCATCCGCCGCACTACAGCGGCCACCCCTCTGGCGTGGAATGCATCCAGGTCACCGAGCGCTTGTCCTTCAACTTGGGCAACGCCTTCAAGTACGTATTCAGGCACCGCGCGAAAAACGGTCAGGAGGACCTGCTCAAAGCACAGTGGTACCTGAACCGAGAGCTGGAGCGGAGCGACCTCGTTGGTATCAGCCTCGGCGATATGGATGCCGACGCTCTCGCCTGCCGGATAGCCAACCACGAGAGCTATCCGATAGGCGCTTGCCTGGTCGCCATCGCCAACTACGAGCTGAAAGATGCTCTGCGCTGGATCCGCCAACTGCTCGACAGCTGAGGCCTTCGCCATGAACCGGGACATCCGCCAAGCAGCCGCAGTTCTGGGCATCGGTGAGCACGCTCTGCGCGATCACCTCCGGAAGCACCAGGACGTGAATCGCGACGGCACGCTCGCCGCCAAGCACATCGGTCGCGGCCATCTGTTCATGGACCCTCGCTCCCGCTGGAACCCGAAGATCGGCAAATACGCCCACTACAGCGTGCTGATGGTGACAGAGGACGGCATCGCATGGCTGGCCAAGCGCCTGGGCATCGCGATCACCGTCACCCTGCACAAGGACAACGTGGCATGAACGAATCCAATCCCATCGCCGACGCTGTCGGCACCCTGAAGTTGGTTGGCATGCACCTGGTGGCACCGACCGCTTACCCGGCTGAAGCAGTGCGGGATGCAGCGGAAGAGTGCATCGGCCGCCTGCATGCCATTCCGGAGCAGGCCATCCAGCTGGCGAAGCTCTATGCCGAACTCCTCGCCGTCACCCCGCGCGGCTGGCTGCCGCACGTCACGCTGACGACCGACCCGGTACGGCCGTTCGGCACGGTGATCACCGACGAGGCTGAGAACGTGGCCTTCCGGGCCACCGGCAAAACGATCGAAGGCCTGGTGCATGTCGTGAAGGCTCGCCTGCCGGCGAGCCGAGGAGTCTGACCATGACCCCCAAAGGCTACCGCCTGCTGACTGCTCACGCCGTAGGGGCTCGTTGCGCCGCTCACGCCGACTCTGTCTTCGCCGCCGCCATGATCGCCGACGCAGCCCAGCGTATGGCCCTCGCGCTCGGCGCCCTCGATGAGCAGCAGTCGATGCGCTACTTCGACCTGATCAGCAATGCGATTCGGGTGCGCAGCAGGGAACTGAAAGCCGATCCCAACGCACCCCATCCATGGCTCCAGGTGAAGTAATGACCACCTTCGAGCAACTGTTCAAACAGTGGGGAACCGCGACCCTGACGCTGGACCAAGTCCACAAGGCGTACTTCTCCCACATCCAGACCGAGAAGCACCTGCGCAAGTTGATCAGCCGCGGCGACGTGGCCCTGGCCACTCACAAGCTGACCGCCTCGCGCCGTGAAAAACCCGTCGTCTTCCTCGAGGACCTCGCCGAGTTCCTCAACGAGAAGGCGGCATAACCGCGCCACCATCACAGAAGAGACACAGCACATGACGAAACGTCCTTTCATCGACACGCTCCGCGACGTGGAGACCGGCGGCTTGCTGGACGAGCTGACCGACACCCAGCACAGCCTGGTCGACGCGATCCGCGCCACCGGCAAGGCCGGCGAGCTGACGATCAAGCTGACCTACAAGCCCGAAGGCGCCGGCCAGATGACCATCAAGGCCGACGTGAAATCCAAGGAGCCCGTGCTCGCGCGCGGCACCTCGCTGTTCTTCCTCACCCCCGAGGGCAACCTCTCCCGCCGCGATCCTCGCCAGCAGGAGCTCAGCCTTCGCACCGTGGACTCTGAACCCGCTCCTGAGCTGCGCCAAGTCAGCGAGTAAACCCTCCACACCCAACGCTCGAAGGAGCACTGCACATGCAAGAGTTTCTGAACCAACTGGTCGCCCTGTCCCAGTCCCTGGGCAAGCCGATCGACCATCCCTCGCTAGCCGCGCCGGTCGCCCTGGTTCCCAGTTCGGTAGAACTGACCGACCTGGAACACCTGCTCCCGGCACCGTCGCGCGTCCGTGAAAACCTGAACGTGCTCGATGCGATGACTTTCATCGACTACGTGAAGCGCTTCGCCAAACCCTCTACCGCCGTCTTCTGCAACGGCCCCACCGGCCTGACCTTCACCGCTGTCATCGACTACCACCAGCCTGACCAGCCGGCCTGGGGCAGCCATGTCGCGCGCTACAAATGCCCGACCACTGTCGAGTGGGGCAACTGGAAGGCCTTCGACCGCAAGAAGCTCGACCAGGCCAGCTTCGCTGAATTCATCGAGGACAACGTCCGCGACATCGTTCAGCCCAACGACCAGCCCCTGGCACCGTCCGCCGCCGACATGCTGGAAATCAGCCGCACCCTGGAAGCGAAGAAGAACATCAGCTTCCGCCAGGGCACGCGCCTGGACAACGGCCAGATCCAGCTCACCTACAACGAGGAGATCGACGGCCGCGCCGGCGCCACCGGTCAGCTGAACATCCCCGAGCAGTTCTACATCGGCGTTCGCCCGTTCCTGGGCGGTGAAGCCTTCCTGATCGCCGCCCGCTTCCGCTACCGCATCGCCGACCAACGCCTGGTGATGTGGTTCGAGCTGGTGCGCCCGGACAAGGTTCTCGAAGAAGCCTATGGCGCCGTGCGCAAGCAGATCGCCGAAGGCATCGGCGAGGTTCCGCTCTACGAAGCGAGCGCCTAACCACCTGCAACACCCCGCCACCGGACTCTGACATCCATTCCCGGTGGCGGGCCCTAACGAGGACACAGCACGTGAAAGAACGAGTAGCCATCAGCGCCGGCCGCGCCTTCCTCTACGGCCTGGCGATTCTGCTCTACCTCGCCCTATCGCTGGCCATCTTCGGCGGCGTAGCGCCGGCCATGGTGAGCAGCAGCGATAGCACCCTGGTGATCGCCGGCTTCGCCCTGGCAGCCGTCTGGCTGCTCGCTACCGGCGCTATCACCCTCCATCTGGTCAACAAGCACCTCCGCAACGAGGATGCCAAGAAGGAAGCACAGCAATGAAGCACGTCACCCGTCTGCTCATGGCCTGCGCGCTGATCGCGCTCGCCGCCTGCTCCAAGGTTCCTGCCGGCAATGTCGGCGTCATCGTCAATTTGTACGGCTCCGAGAAGGGCGTGGAGCTGAAGGAAGTCGGCACCGGCCGTTACTGGGTCGGCATTAACGAAGACCTGTACCTGTTCCCCACCTTCACCCAGACCGAGACCTGGACCGGCGAAAGCTCCATCACCTTCCAGACCATCGAGGGCATGAAGGTCGGCGGCGACGTCGGCATCACCTACTCGGTGGCGCCGGAGAAGGTCTCGGCGCTCTTCCAGAAATACCGTGCAGGCATCGACGAGATCACCAACAAGTTCCTGCGCAACATGGTCCGCGACGCCTTCAACGACATCGCCTCGAAGCTGCCGGTGGAAAGCGTGTACGGCGCCGGCAAGAGCGACCTGCTGCTGGCCGTCGAGAAGCGCGTGCGCGAACAGGTTGCGCCGATAGGCCTGAACGTCGAGCGCATCTACTACGCCTCCGACCTGGTGCTGCCGCCGCAGGTTACGCAGAGCCTGAACGCGAAGATCCAGGCCACCCAGATGGCCGAACAGCGCCGCAACGAGGTCGCCCAGGCGAAGGCCGAGGCGGACAAGGAGCGCGCCCGCGCCCAGGGCGAGGCGGATGCCAAGTTGACGCTGGCTACCGCTGACGCGAAGGCCATCGAGATCCGCGCCCAGGCGCTGCGCGCCAATCCCGACGTGGTGACCCTCAACGCCGTCGAGAAGTGGGACGGCAAGTTGCCGCAGTACATGGCCCAAGGCTCGCCGCTGCCCTTCATCGGGGTAGGCGCCACGAAGTAACCGATCCCTCTGCAACACCCCGTCGCCCGACTCTGACGAACATCCCGGGCGACGGGCCCTACGAGGACACAGCACATGCAAACGACCACTCAGTACATGATCATCGGTGCCATGGCGATCGCCATGCTGGTGATCCTCATCGTCGCCTGGATCAGCGTTCTGCGCGCCCAGTCCAACGGCTACGACCTCGGGTATGGAGATGCTCAGCGCGGCTACCGCACCCACATCGACGCCCTGCACGAAGACATCACCGCCAAGGCCGACAAGATCAAGGCCATGGAAACCCAGCACCAGGCAGACAGGGAAGCGCTCCTGCTCGACTGCGACAACCGCATAGCGCACTACTCCCGCCGCTCGAATCCGCTGACGCTGGAGCACGCCGGCGAGCTCATGAAGATCAGCGGCCAGCTGCAGTACGCGGCCAATCTGTTCCGCCAGTTCAACGCGACCGATAAAGCGGGCTGGGCGAATGACGCAGCCGCGATGGCCATGCGTCTGTCGCTCCGCGTGCATGACGCTATCGCCGCGGCCGAAGCCTCCGAAGCACAGGAGAAAGCGGCATGACCTGGATTCTCACCTGGAGCGGGAAGCGCTTCGACCTGTTCGAGCCCACCCCGGAAATGATCGACCCGCGCGATATCGCGCAGGCCCTGGGCACTATCGCGCGCTTCAACGGGCACACCAAAGAGCACTACACCGTCGCTCAGCACAGCGTCATCGTGGCCAACCTTGTACCGCCCGAGCATCAGCTCGCTGCACTACTGCATGACGCAACCGAGGCCTATATCGGCGACATGGTCCGCCCCCTCAAGGAGCACATGCCGGCGTTCTGCGAGGTGGAGAAGCGCATCTGGTCGACCATCTGCGCTCGCTTCGATATCGACGAAGAGCTGCCTGCCTGCGTCAAGCAGGCAGACCTGGTGGCACTTGCCACTGAGCGCCGCGACCTGATGCCGGAACATCCCGCGCCCTGGCGTTGCCTTGAGGGCATCGAGCCCATCGCCGGCCGGATCACCCTTTGGTCCCCGCACGTTTCCCGCTGGCACTTCCATGACCGCCTGATGGGGCTGCTTTCCAGCACCCACCGCGCAGCCCACATCTGAGGACCACCCCATGAATGCACTGACCAATAACGCCATCCCCACTGTCATCGGCACTCCGTTCGAAGGCGGCTTCTATGTAGGCCAATTCCAGATTGGCGGTGAGCGGTTCGCCCTCATCCGCGCCCCCAAGGCACTGGGCTTCCATGATCCGATCCACTGGGGCAAGCGCGGCCTGCTGATCCCCGGCGCCACCAGCTTCGTCGATGGCCTGGCCAACACCCGCGCCATGGCCGAGGCCGGCTCGGAGCTGGGCGCCTGGGCGCTGGACCTGTCGATTGGCGGCCACAACGACTGGTACCTGGGCGCCCGCGATGAAAACGAACTGGTCTATCGCGCCTGCAAGCCCACCGCCCAAGAGAACTGGTGCAGTTTCCGCGACGGCGACAACCCCAGCAGCTTGCCGCCAGGCTACCCCTACACCGACCAGGCGCCCGGGCAGAGCCCCATCGCCATCTTCCAGGAAGGCGGCGAGGAAGCGCTGGAGGCCCGCAGCTACTGGACCAGTACGCAGGACGGCCCGATCAGCGCGTGGATCCAGCACTTCGACGATGGCCTCCAGGGCTTCGGCGTCAAGGTCAACGCCCGGCCCGCTTTCGCCGTCCGCAGAATCAAAGTCACCCCTTGACCCCTTCGCTCCCCATCCGCGCGCGCAGCGCGCGGGCGGCTCAAATTTTTGAGGTTCAGACCATGCAGAACGAAATCACCCTGGCCATCGGTAGCACCAAGCTCAACACCACCAACGCCCAGCTCGCTCGCCACGTACTGGAGCAGGAAACCGGCCTGGTATCGTTCACCGCCATCTCGGGTGAGTTGATCACCAGCGACGACCTCCTGTCCCCGCCTGCCATTGGCCAATGCTGGCCTGGCCAGGGCGGCACCTACGTTGGCTTGATCCGCGGCGAGAACGGCGAGCCGGACTACCATCTCATCGCCCCGAAACACGCGCAGATCGATTCGATCATCTACGGCGGGTACGGACAGCGCACCGCCGGCGCCGATCATATCCGCGACGGCCTGGCCAACACCCGCGCCTTGCTCGCCGATGACACCGACCATCCCGCCGCGAAGTGGGCATCCGAGCAGCAGGCCGATGGCCACGCCGACCTCTACCTGCCGTCGCGAGCCGAGGCATACCTGTGCTGGTCGAACATCCCCGAGCAGTTCGAGGGCAAGGGCTGGTGGATTACCAGCACGCAGACCGGCCCGGGCAACGCGTGGATCCAGCTCTTCGTCGATGGCTACCAGTACGGCGTCGACAAGGTCAGCGCCCGGCCCGCTTTCGCCGTCCGCAGAATCGTTATCCCTTCACCACTTAACGCTCTAACCAACCTCGCGCGCAGCGCGAGCTAAGCGAGTTTTCCAGCATGGCCATCGCCCAACACCTGCCAATCTACAAGCGCTCCGGAGAACTGGCGCGGCTTGTGGCCGACCTCTCCAAAGGATGGCGCCGCGACTTCAAGCGCACCCTTGGCGAGAAGGTGCTCAACGAGTGCATCGACGTGTCGATCCTGGTCTTCCGCGCCAACACGGCCGGCAGCCAGGAACGAGTCGCACACATCCAGCAGATCCTGGAGCGCATCCAGGTCGTCGAGCTGATGCTGCGCCTCTCGGTCGACCTTGGGCTACTCAGTAGCGCCCAACACGGCCGAGCCATTCAGATCACCGACGACATAGGCCGGCAGGCCACTGGGTGGAAACGAAATGCCGCCGCATCGCCAGCCGTATGAGCGCCACGGCCCTCATACCAGCGCGATTTTGATTCTGGTCGTGCCGCTGGCTCACAAGGCCACCGTCATGCGCATCAGGGGAACCGCCGGGCATCGTCCCGGCAGGCCCCGCGCAGTCTCGCCGCTGATCGGCCTTAGCCTTCGGCAGCGCGACGTAGATAGCACGACCTGGCGCAGAACGGCCCGAACAACGCGTGGATCCAGAACTTCGACGATGGCAACCAGAACAACGACGACAAGGACAACGCCCGGCCCGCTTTCGCCGTCCGCAGCATCGAACGGCAACACAGGCGGCCATGCTGGTTTTTCTATCGAGGCACTCATGCAGGCCTATTACGACTGCCGGCGCAGCAAGCGCAACAGCCAGTCAGCCCTTGCATTCGAGTTCAACCTGGAGCGCAACATCATGCAACTCCTCAACGAACTGAACACCGGCGTCTACCAACCAGGCGCCTCCATCTGCTTCGTGGTGACGCACCCGAAACACCGCGAGGTGTGGGCCGCTGACTTCCGCGACCGGATCGTCCACCATCTGCTGTACAACCACATCGGCCCGCGCATCGAGCGCTCGTTCATTTCCGATAGCTGCGCCTGCATCAAGGGCCGCGGCACCCTCTACGGCGCCCAGCGTCTGGAGAAGAAGGTGCGCAGCATCACCCGCAATTGGCAATGCCGCGCCTACTACCTGAAATGCGACCTGGCCAATTTCTTCGTCAGCCTCGACAAGCGGGTGCTGGAGCAGCAGCTGACCGCGCACATCCCCGAGCCAGCTTGGCGGGCACTTGCCCTGCAGATCCTCTGGCACGACCCGCGCACCAACTACGAAACCCGCAGCCCCACCCGCCTGCTGAACCGGGTTCCACAGCACAAGCGGCTCACCGCCCAGCCGGCGCACCTGGGTCTGCCCATCGGGAACCTGTCGTCGCAGTTCTTCGCCAACGTGCACCTCGACGCGCTGGACCAGTTCGTGAAGCACCAGTTACGCGTTAAGCACTACATCCGTTACGTCGACGACTTCGTGCTGCTGGCCGAGTCGCCCCAACAGCTGAATACCTGGCACGACCGGATCGAGGCCTTCCTGGCCGACAAGCTGCATGCCCGGCTCAACCCGTCGAAGACCGTGCTCCAGCCCATCGCCCGCGGGATCGACTTCGTGGGCCAAGTGATACTTCCGCACCGGCGTGTCACCCGGCCGCGCACGGTAGAAGTCGCCCTGCGCCAGGTCAGCACCGTGCCGGCAGAACAGCTGCGCGAGACGGCCAACAGCTACTTCGGCCTCCTTGGCCAGGCCAGCCACAGCCATAACTCCCGCCGCAAGCTGGCCAGGGTCGTACAGAAGCGCGGGCGAGCTGTCTCCGCCAACCTGCGCAAGACGTTCAAGGGGGCCGTATGAATGCTTACGCAGGACAAGCCTGCACCCTGTGCGGTGCGACTGGGCATCTGGCCTACGATTGCCATTGGGCACGGAGTAGTGTGGCGATTCTGTTCGCCCGCCAGGACAGCAATTACAAGGCCATGGTCGGGACAGATGTTTTCGACATCGACCGAGACGCCAGAACCTTCGCCGGTGGCGTTCCGGTGGTTGCGCACCCTCCGTGCCGGATGTGGGGCCGCCTTCGCCAGTTTGCGAAGGGGCGCCCTGACGAGAAGGCTCTGGGCATCTGGGCAGTCGACCAGGTCAGAACTTGGGGTGGTGTGCTCGAGCACCCAGCGGAGAGCACATTGTTCAACCACTGCCGGATGCCACACCCTGGCGAATTCCCTGACGAGTTCGGCGGGTGGACCCTGGAGATTGAGCAGTTCCACTGGGGGCATCGCGCAGAGAAGGCGACCTGGCTCTACATCGTCGGCTGCGCGCCCTCGGATATTCCGGCGGTTCCTCGGCGCACCGGCAAGCCAACTCATTGCGTCCGGCCAACCAGGAGTCATCCCAGGCTGCCTTCGATAACCAAGGCAGAACGAGAGCACACGCCCCCCAGCTCGCAGACTGGCTGGTTCTGTTGGCGCGCCACACTCGCGTAGGAAAGGAGTCAGCAGCATGACCCCATCAAAGCAGCAACAGCTCCTGCAGGGCACATCAGCAGTGGCGCGCAAAGTCTTCGAAGTCGTGCCAATCCAGGATGACTGGGAGCCGATCCAGATACTGACACAGCTTCGCGCTCAGACACGCAGCACCATCGACATGCATGTGCTCCGCGGCTGCCTGAAGGCGCTGAAAGAGGCAGGCTTGGTCAAGGAGATCAATCCCGGGCAGTTCCGTCGCGTCGACACCCGCCAGCCGCAATCCGCACACCAGGAGAAAACAATGGCACCGACCAGCACTCAAGCCACCACGCCTACCGTCGGCGACTCCATCGAAATGTTCGGTGAACTGGCCGGCGAGCTCGCGGAATTGGCGGATCAGTTTGCGGTGCGGATGAAAAACTTGGCGCGCCGCCTCGAGGATGCAGCACTGGCAGCTGAGCAGAGCCGGGAGCGCCTGGCCAGCGATCTGGAAGCCGTCCGCAAGTTCAAGGCGGCACTGGCCGCCCTTCCGTAGCGAATCACCGCGATGTGCAGGAGAGACGAGCATCAGTGGGTGTTCACCAGCCCGATGCACATCCTCTGCACAGCCTGCGGAGCAATAGGGCAACGCTGGCCAACCAGCCAGGAACGAGCAGAACACAAAACGAAGCGCTGGCACTACCTGGGCCGGCGCTACGCGAAGAGATGAGGAACAGGGGATGATCGAGGAAAAACAGCAGGACCAAGACCTGGCCAAGGCAATCGTTGACCTGGTGGCGTACTTGAGCGGGCCGAAAATTGCACCCGAGGATGAGCTGTGGACCAGCAAGGAGATTGGCGAATACCTGAAGCTGTCGCCGATTACGGTGGAACAGCGGGTCGCAACGCGGCCTGACTTCCCGGAACCGCTTCAGCCCTGCGGCACCGTCAAGGCGATGAAACGCTGGTTCGCGGTAGACGTGAAGAAGTGGGCGCGGCAGAACAGCAGCAAGCTGCCGAAAGGCCGCCGGAGTTAA